CGACACCCGAGCGACGCTCTGGACGCCGGAAACGATTTACGACTTCGTGACGAAGTCACAGGCGCCGGCGTTCTCCGGTCATGCGGCCACCCTCCGTGCGTGGGACGCCTTCACGCTCCCCACTTCGACGGACGGGCAGCGCCCGAACGATCTGAAGATGGTCCCGCTCGTCCCCTTCATCAACCGGCGCAACCGACGGATCACCGGCTTCGCGGAGCACGAAGACGTGCTCTCGATTCAGAACCGGATCAACCTGTCTCTGATCAACCTGATTGCGGCCATGAAGTATGGCGCCTTCAGGCAGCGCTACGCGTCCGGCCTGGAGGTCGACGAGGACCCGCTCACCGGCCAGAAGATCCAGCCCTACAAGCTGGACATCAAGAGCCTGTGGACGTCGGGCGACCCGGAGACCAAGTTCGGCGAGTTCGCCGCTACGGACCTGAAGCCGTACGTCGCGGCCGTGCAATCTGCGGTGCAGGATCTCGCGGCCATCAGCCGCACGCCCCCTCACTATCTGATCGGCGCCGTCGTCAACGTCTCCGGCGACGCTCTGAAGGCCGCGGAAACGGGCCTCGTGAGCAAGGTGAGGGACCGGCAACGCACCTTCGGTGAGTCGTGGGAGCAGACGATGCGACTTGCCTTCCGGATCCTGGGCGACGACGCGAAGGCTGCGGCGTTCCACGCAGAGACCATCTGGCGTGACCCCGAGTCGCGCAGCATCTCCGAACTTGCAGACGCTGCCGTCAAAAAGAAGGCCGCGGATGTTCCGTGGCGTCAGCGCATGGAAGACATGCTCTACACGCCGGCGCAGATCTCCCGCATGGAGATCGACCGCGCGGCCGACGCCCTGAACGCTCAGGCTGCCGCGGAGGCTGCGGCTCCTCAGCCGACGTCACTCGACGACGCCCGCGCGAAGCGTGACCAGCGACCCGTGATCCAGCGGGGTGACGATGTCCCTGACGCGGCTTGACCGACAGTACGGGTCGGCAGTCCGTAGCGTCTGGGGCAGCGTGCTCGGTCGTACCGGGCAGTCCTGGAGCGGGCTGAAGGCGTGGCGCGACGCGGACGTCAAGACATTCCAGCGTCGGACACTCCCGCTCATCTTCGCGGGTGAGCGGCAGATCGCGACGCTCACAGCGTCGTACCTAGAGCAGCTCTACCGGGAGGTCGACGACCGCGCGCGACGCGTGAGCCTCGACCTGGACGCCGTGACGGGCAAGTCCCTCCGGGGCGTGGATCCACGCGACGTCTACGAGCGCCCGTTCAAAGAGGTGCGCTTCGCGCTTTCGGAGGGCGTGGCCCTGGACGACGCCGTCGACCGCGGAGGTCATCGGCTAGAGACCATCGTCAAGACGGATCTCCAGCTCGCCCGCACGCACACAGTGCGGGAGGTAGCCGACGAGCTTCCCAAGTTCGAGTACACCGTCCGCGAACTGCAAGGCGAGTACGACTGTGCCCTCTGCATGATCGCGTCAACGCAGCGCTACCACAAGCGCGACCTAGCCCCGATCCATCCCGGGTGTGACTGCCTCGTCAAGACGGTCACGGCCGCCTACGACCCGGGCCAGATCATCGACGAGGAGTTCCTCAACTCCGTGCACGACGCCGTAGAGGCGGCCCTCGGGACCTTCGACCGCGGAGGCCGTGCCGTCGACTACCGCAAGATCATCGTCTCCCGTGAACACGGGGAGATCGGCCCGGTTCTGGGCTACCGGGGACAACGATTTACCGGCCCCGACGACATTCACCTTCCGACCTGACGCCCGACATGGGCCGACGACTCCCGACAGGGGAAAACACGCATGCCTCGTCGCACTCTCGCGCGCCGTAACGCCCTCCTGACGCTCGCCCACGAGCCCTGGACCCTCTACGAGGCGCCCCCGGGTGACCAGGGCGCCGGCGGAGGTGGCGGCGCTCCGAAGCTGAACGAGCACGGCTACCCGGACAACACTCCGCACACGGAGATGTCCCCCGAGCATCAGGCGGCCTACTGGCGCTACCACTCGAAGAAGTGGGAGACGACCGCGAAGTCTGCCCCCGATGCTGCGGAGCTGGAGCGTCTGCGCGCCGCTGAGGCTGAACTCGCCACGCGTAAGGCTGCGGAGCTGACGGAGACCGAGCGTCTCCAGAAGGAGCGTGACGACGCTGCGGCACTCGCCGCAACGAACGCCGCAACGGCTGCGGCTGCGACGGCGGAGCTTCTGAAGCTCCAGGTCATCGCAGAGAAGCAGCTCACCCCCGCGCACGCCGCTTTCATCACCGGGACCACCCGGGAGGAGCTGGAGTCCGCGGCTGACGCGCTGAAGGCGCTCACTGCGCCGGCGGGCACGACGCTCCCTCCGCCCCGCGTCGGTGGCGACCGGGGATCCGACGTAGGCGGCACGAAGACGGTGAGCGCGGGCGCGGACCTGTACCGCGAGCGCCACGCGAAGAACTGATCACCCCTCAACGGAGGACACATGAACCTCGGACAGATCACCGAGACTTTCTCTCAGGACAAGCGGGACTGGCTCCAGGGCGACCACGGGACGGACATCGCTCCGTCCGTGACGCTCGACGTCACCAAGTTCACCGCCGGCACCCACTACCCGGACGGCTACATCAAGAGCGGCATTCCGCTCGGCAAGATCACCGCGGGTGGCAAGTACGGCCCGTACGACGACGCAGCTTCGGACGGCCGTCAGACCTGCGTCGGATTCCTCTTCACGAGCGTGGAGGTCGTCACGCGACGGGGCGCAACGCTCTCGTCCGCGGTCGGCTCGATGCTCGTCCACTGCGCGATCAGGGAGGCCAAGCTCCCCGTCGCCGTCGACGCCGCCGGCAAGACCGATCTCGGCGCCCGCGTCATCTTCGTCTGAGAGGTAACCCCCTAACATGCAGCTCATTGACGAGTACGCGACTCCCGCGGAACTCACCGGGTACGCGCGTGCGGCCCTGGCCGACCGCCCCGAGAATGCCGAGACGCTCGACCGTTGGCTTCCGAACCGGACGATCAACGATCTCAGCTACCGCTTCACCCGGGGCGGAGGCGGCCTGACTGAGGCCGCAGTGTTCCGCGCCTACGACGCGTCGTCTGACGTCGGTACGCGTCCCGGCGGCGCGCGCGTGAGCGGCGAACTGCCGCCCATCTCGCGAAAGATCCCGGTCGGCGAGTACGAGCGCATTCGGCGCCGGAACGTCGACACCCAAAACGCGGAGATCCGCGATGCCATGCTCGACGACGGCGTCCGTCTGGCTCGCCAGATTGAGGCCCGTCTAGAACTCGCTCGCGGCGAGGCGCTGTTCTCCGGCGCCGTCAACCTGAACGAGAACGGTGTTCAGGCGTCGGTGGACTTCGGTCGCAACGCCGCGCACAACGTGACGGCGTCGACTCCGTGGAGCACCTTCGCCACGGCCGACGCTTACGGCGATCTGTCCAGTTGGCTGGACGTCTACAACAGCACGAACGGCCGGCTCCCGGCGTACACGCTGATGTCTCGCACGGCCTACAACTGGCTCCGCCGGAACGTTGGCCTAACGAAGCTCGCCAACACGCAGAACCCTCCCACGGTCCTGACGCGCGACGCGCTGAACACCGTCCTCGGGGACTACGACATCCCGCCCGTCATCATCTACGACGCACAGGTCTCCGTGAACGGCGTCGCAACGCGAGTCACGCCTGTCGATAAGATCCTGTTCCTCCCGGAGATCGGTGACGCCGTCGGACAGACCCTGTGGGGTGTGCCGGTGGAGGCGGACGACCCGCGGTACGGCCTCGGCGGGAACGCTGCCGGCGTTGCGGTCGGTGGCTACAAGAGCGAGGACCCGCAGACCGTGTGGACCCGCGCCGTTGCCATCGCGCTCCCCGTCGTGGCAGCTCCCGACCTGACCTTCCAGGCTGACGTTCTCTAACTCGAAACGCGAGGCACTCACGCATGGCAACCCTGGCAACGAACGTCCACGTGACGGACGACGAGGGCGCGGCTCACGTGTTCGGCCCCGCGGACGAGGTCCCCACGTGGGCGCAGGCGCTCATCACGAACCCGAAGGCGTGGGCGGAGG